CTTAAATAAATTTGATGGTGTATTCAGACACTCACAATTAACAAGAGCAATCGATAGTGCTGACCCATCAATATTAAATACAATGGTACGTCCAAGAATGTTTCAAGAGATTACACCATTAAATAATGCAGATAATAATTTTAGTTTAACATTTAGTTCACCTTTTTATCAATCAGGTGTATCAACTGATTTTGTTTTAACATCAACAGCATTTAAAATAAATAACATAGACCATTTCTTTGGTGATGAGCCAATTGTTGGTTCAACAAATAGAAAAGCAATTGTATATAAAGTTGTAAATGATATAAATGTAACTGTCATTAATGAAGCTGGAATTATAGATGTATTAAAAGGTACTATCATATTAAATAGTTTTAGACCAGATACAACAGATAAAATAAAAATAACTGTTGTACCTAATTCATTAGACCTCGCTCCAAAAAGAGACCAATTATTATCAATTGATAATAATAGTGTTGTTATTGTACCAGAAGTTGATACGATTGCAGTTGCAGGTTCAGCTGGTTCTATTAATTATACAACAACATCAAGATTTAAATAATGCCAACTAAAAGAACATTAACTCCAGGTGCTATAGGTGTAGAGACCGGAACATTACATAAAACAAAAGAAGATGTTCGTCTTGATTCTATAATACCTGCAGATATAATTGAGAACAAAGATAAGTTAGATAAATTCTTACAAGCTTATTATACATTCATGAATATGGATGAATTTATTTATCAAGAAACTTTAAGTTTTGATGATATTGTTTTAGGTGGTTTAGCTCAATTTAGAATACCCGACCCACGTAATGAAAATAATAAGTTTTTTACAGATGAAACAGGTGCAGATTCTACATTAGTACTTACATCACCTACAGGCACAATTATTAATATTCCTTTAACTGATATTAATGTGGCAATTACAAATGGTAATGAATTACCTGGTTCACTTGCAACATCAACATCTGAAATAGGTAAGACATTTACAGTTAATGGATTAGATTCTTATAATAACTATACAGCAAAATTAAACACAATTGTAAAATATTGGGTTGGCCCTGGACCATCTTATGTTATGAATACCATTGAAGAAGCAATGGATATTGATACAAATGAAGATAATTATTTAGAATTGATGCAAAAAGAAATTGCTGCTACAATTCCAAGAGCTGTTACTGTAAATAAAAGAAATCTTTATAAGCAAATTATAGACTTTTATAGATTAAGAGGTTCGTCTGATTCAATTGAAATATTCTTTAAAATACTATTTAATGATTTTGCAGAAGTCGAATTTCCATACGATAAAGTATTAATACCTTCATCAGGTAATTGGGATGTCAATCCTAACTTAACAAAAGGTGGACAATATTTAGATAATAAAGGTTTCTTATCAGATAGTATTGTAGTACAAGATAGTTTAAAGTTTCAAAAGTTTTCTTATTTAATCAAGACTGGTAAAAATTTAAGTGATTGGGAATTATCATATGATAGACTTGTTCATCCTGCAGGATTTATTTATTTTGCAGAGATACTAATATTCTTACAATTAACAAAAGCAGTATTAGGTGAAGATGAATTTGATACAAGTGAACAAAATACAAGGCTATGGGACAATTTAATTAAGATTGCAAGAAAAGTTTTATCATCAATGCCTAATAGACAACCAGGTATTGTCGGTCCAGAAGATATTCCATTACTTGTCGAAATGTTTGCTTCAACATTCTTACCAAGTGCTGATGCTTTTATTCATAAAACAGGTACATTATCTGTATCTTTAAAAACAGGTGTTATCAATGGATTTACAAATTTAGTTGGAGGAAGTGGTTATACAAGTGTTCCAACAATTACAACATCAGATGCTGGAACTCCATCAGGATTTACTGCAGCAGTTTTAACTGCAAGTCTTACAAATGGTGGAGTAAGTTCTATTGCAATTAGTAGTGGTGGTAAAGATTATCAAACTCCTGTTGTAACTATTGCAGCACCTTCAGCAATAACTTTTGATGGAAGTGATGAAGAAACACCGTCAAATTTAACAGGTATTATTCATATTACTGATAATACAATTAAATTAACAAGTGCTCAACAATCTGCTTTACCAGTAAATTCTAGAGTAACGTATAGTTCTGGGGGAGGAACCGCAATTGGTGGATTATCTGATACTGGTCAATATTATATTATATCATCAACAGCAGGAAAAGTAAAACTTTCTGCAACAGAAGGTGGTTCAGAAATAGATATTACGGGTTTAGGGGCAGGTACAAGTCATACATTTACTGGTGAAACCGCAACTGTAACAGCAACTACTTTAGATGGTGCTTTAGAATCACTTACTATTGCAGAACCTGGATTTGGATATTCATCTAAACCTAGTATAACATTTAATGGAATAGCATTAGACGGACAATCAGGAGTTGCTCCAACAGTAAATATTGAAATTGATTCTAAAGGTAGATTAGACCAAGATAATATTACAATAAATTCAGAAGGTTCGGGATGGAAAGCATTATTTGCTACAGTAGCAGCAAATACAAATGCTGGCTCAATTGCATCAATAGATTTTTATGGATTAGCTGATAAAAATTATACATCAGCACCTACTATTATATTTCCACAACCTACAGCAAAAGATGCAGATGGTAATTTATTATCTACTAATGTATTAGCTGCAGCCAACTTTACACTTGATTCTGATGGAGAAATCGATAGTGTAAATATATCTGAGCCTGGTTTAGGTTATATATCAAACCCAATTGTAAGATTAGGTAGTAGTGCTAATAACGAAGTAAGAGTACCACCTTTAAAACATAAAAGCATTTTAAATTTAAATCACAATGATGTAGATACACTTATAACAGAAGTAAAAGTAAATCCAAGACAAGCAACTGGTTCTATTATGACATCTACAGAATCAGCTGATAAGTTTTTACCAGAACATCGAGTAAAGGTTGTAAATACAAATTTTAGAACCATTATAAATAATAACTACATACAAAGAAAAGGAACTAGCAATTATTTTGATACTGCTAGACTTTATAACAGTAATCAAACAATTGAGTTTTTAAACGATAAAACGTTACAAAGTATTGACTCAACTGATATAAATAACTATAATACAAGTACTTTTGTACATATTGAATAAACTAGGATAGAAGAATGGCAGCAATTATCACATCAAATTTTAGAACTTTAAATGCTAAACACTTTAAAGAACAAGTAGCGGGGTCAAGTGTATATGTGGCTATTGGTAAATCAGACGTATGGTCTTTGACAACATCTGATACGACTGATACTACACCAACATTACCAAGCGATAATCTTGACGTTTTAGGTGAAGCAAGAGCAAACCTTATAGGTATGAAAAAGATTATATCTACTGATATATCACATGTTGTACCAAGATATACATGGACATCAGGTAACTCATACTATGCATGGGATTCAGATGATGCATCAATTTTCGATAAAGCATTTTATATAATCACATCAGAATTTAAAGTTTATAAATGTATTAAAGCAGGTGGTGGTGCTTCAAGTATTCAACCTACTCAAACATTAACTGACCCAACAGCAGAATCAGACGGATATACATGGAAATATATGTATACAGTTTCCGTAGCTGATGCTGAAAAATTCTTAACAAATAGTTATATGCCTGTAAAAACTGTTCCATTAGCTGCAAGTGGAGTAGTTGCTGCAACAGTATCAAGTAGTACAACAGTTGTATTAACAGAAACAGTTGATGAATTGACAATTGGTATGGAAGTAACTGGTAATGGTGTTACAACAAGTCCTAAACCAACAATTTCTGCAATCAATGGTTCAACACTTACATTAAGTGCTTCACAAAGTATAGCAGCTGCAACAAAATTAACTTTTGCATATGCTAATGATGCTGATGCTGAAGAACAATTATCGGAAGCAGATTATGCTCAATACTTAAACCAAAAAGCTTCAAGAGATTCTGCTACAGCAGGTGGTGTAGAAAGAATTGAAGTCACAGCAGGCGGAACAGGTTATACATCAGCACCTACTGTTGTAATTACAGGTGATGGAACAACTGGTGCAACTGCAACTGCAACTGTTTCAACAGGAGCTGTTACAGCAGTCACTGTCAATAACAAAGGTGCAGATTATAGAGTAATTGATATTACATTTACTGGTGGTGGTGGTTCAGATGCTGCAGCAAGAGCAGTATTAACTCCAAAAGCTGGACATGGTGTTGACCCAGTATCAGAACTTGGTGGATTTTTTGTTTCATTAAACTCACAACTAGATGGAAATGATGGTGGTGATTTAACGGTTGGTAATGACTTTAGACAAATTACACTTTTAAATGAACCAAAAGAATATAACACAACGCCTTTAGCAGGATTAATTGCAACAGCCGATACTTTAAAAGCAACATCATATTTAGACTTTAATAGTTCTGCAACAGTTTCTAGTTATACAGTTGATGAATTAATTGTTGGTGGAACATCAGGTGCACAAGCTTATGTAGTTGAAATAGATACATCAAATGGTTATATCAGATATCATCAAAATGATAAAACTGGATATGGTACATTTGCAAATGGAGAAGTTGTAACAGGACAAACTTCTAACCAAGCAGATACATTAGAGTCTTCTAATGCAGTTGGTGCACCAGAAGTTGATAGAGCAAGTGGTGATATTTTATTCTTAGAAAACAGAGACCCAATTAGTAGAACAACAACACAGATTGAAGATATAAAAGTTATTTTAGAATTCTAATATATATTATTAGGAAGAGAGATTTATGGCAACAACAGTAGTAAAAAACAATTTTGTAAACTATACGCTTGATGATTTTGATGAAACAAAAAATTATCATAGAGTACTTTTTAGACCAGGTTATGCTGTTCAAGCAAGAGAACTTACACAATTACAAACAGCACTTCAAGCTCAAATAGACCGATATGGTCAGTATGCTTTTAAAGATGGTTCAAGAGTTGTAAATGGTAAAGTTACATTAAACGTAGAATATGATTACATAAAAATAGAATCATCCTTTACACATTCAACTGCTGGAGCTTTGAATGCTGATAATTATTTAGATGAATTTGTAGGTACAACAATTACTGGAGCTACCAATGGCGTAACAGCGAAGGTATTACAAGTTGTTGCTGTTTCAGGTGGAGACGCTGCAACATTATATGTTAAATATACAAATTCAGGTACAGCAGGTACAACATCAGTCTTTGCAGCTGGTGAAGAACTTAGTTCAAATGCAAGTACAGTAAGATATGGTAAAGTTAAAGCATCAGGTAATCCTACAGGATATGGTTCAGCTGTAAATATTGAAGAAGGTGTTTACTTTATTGCGGGTACTTTTGCATATGTTCCTGCAGGTTCTTTAATACTTGACAAATACACAAATACACCAAATTATATTGTAGGTTTAAAAGTTACTGAAACAGTTGTTGATTCTGGTACAGATTCTACATTATTAGATAACGCTCAAGGTGTTCCAAATACAGCAGCACCAGGTGCACAAAGATATAAAATATCTACTGAACTTATAAAAGAACCATTAGCATTAGCATCAAGAACAGAAAATAGCTATATTACTTTGATTGTAATTGAAGATGGTAAAGCAGCTGTAGATAAAACAGATAAAAATACAGAAACAGAATTAACAGAAAGATTAGCAAGAAGAACATTCGAAGAATCTGGTGATTATGTTGTAGAACCATTTCAAATCAATAAAAAAGAATATTTAAATACTGGTAGTAATTTTGGATTTAAAACAGCTGCCGAAATTATAACAGATGGCGATGCTGGAGATACAGCTGCTGCTACAATATATGGTGATGATAGATTTGTTATAGGTATTGACCCATCAGTAGCTTATGTAAAAGGATTTAGAGTTCAAAATAATACAACTAAAAACTTAATTGTAGAAAAACCAAGAGGTGCAAATTCTACAAATGTAGTTAATGTATCAACAACAAGTATTCCAGTTGGTAACTATATTAAATTAAACGCATCAACTGTAAAAGGTATGCCTAATGTAAATACTTTAGCAACACTAGATTTACATACAAATACAATTGCTCAAGGACAATCTTCAGGAAATAAAATAGGTACTGCAAGAGCAAGAGCTTTAGAATATGTCAATTCAGAATTAAGACTATATTTGTTTGATATTAATATGACAGGAACTAATATATTTAGTTCCGTAAAAAGTGTCAAGCAAACAGGTAATACACAAGATTTTATTGGAGATTTTGTAACTACACAAATAGGTAATATATTTGATGTAGGTAATAATGGATTAGTATTTCCATTACCTCAATCAGCTGTTAAAACTCTTTTAGGTGATGATGATACAACTACTGATACAATTTATGTAGTAAAACAATTATTTGATGTTAATTCAAATGCTATTAGTGTTTCTGATGGAACATTTATTAATACAAGCAGTATTACAGCAACTTTAGACAATGGTGTTATTGATGTAACTCCAACTCATAATGGTACTGATGGTGCAACTACAATTACATTTAGTGATGTGAGTGGTGGTACACCTGGTTCAGGTCGTCTTAAAGTTATGGCTGATGTCAGAAAAAATATACTTCAAAAAGAAAAATCAAGACAAAATTATGCAGATAGCGATGCTGGAACATCTGTTACTGGTGCATTATCTAATGGCGAATTAAGCTTAGCAACCTCTGATATTATAAGAATTGTTGCAGTATTAGATGCAAATAGTGTTGATATAACAGATAG